TGACATGATTGGCTAATGGCAAGAACTACTTATTTTACACACGGTACTAGGAACGAACAGTTCCTACAGCAAGATCTGACAGAAGAATTTCTTAGGATGTTTGGGATGGATATCCTCTATTGTCCTAGAGAGATTATGGAAAAGGATGGTGTGTTTAATGAGGAAGTAATTGGTGAGTTTAATGATGCATATATTATAGAAGCATACATGGAAAACTATGATGGATTCCAAGGGGGTGGGGATTTATTAACTAAGTTTGGTGTTGCACAGACTGATGAGATAACAATGGTTATATCTCAGCAAAGATTCTCTGATCTTATTTCTCAGTTTCTTTTACTAGATAAAGACTACCAAGCACCAGAAAGGCCACAAGAAGGAGATTTAATATACCTACCACTAACATGTAATTATTTTGAGATAAAATTTGTAGAGCATGAAGAACCATTTTATCAATTAGGTAAAGGATACGTTTATAAACTTAAGGCAGAACTATTTGAATACAGTGATGAGCAAGGAGATCTATTCGAGAGTGATGAGGATCTGGTCGATTACGGGTACACAGTCAAGCATTTCTATCTTCCTACAAATGGTATTACTGCTACTGGTACTCCAGTTATTAGCAGTACCAATACTATAGAGAATATCTATATTAGTGATAATGGATCCAAGTATAATGAGGCTCCTACTGTCACTATTTCTGGAGATGGAACTGGTGCAACTGCTACAGCATACCTAACTAACATCACACTTAGTGGTGGAACACCAACTACTCAAGCTGTGATTCGAGGTACTGTTAAGGAGGGTCAGATTAGATCTGTCCAGATTGTTGATGGTGGTTCTGGATATGATGAGGATAGAACTACTCTAGTAGTTAGTGCTCCAGATGGAGGTGCAGTTCCTGCAGTAATAACACCCACATTCACTGGTGGAGTTTTAACTGCTGTTAATATAGTTAATGGTGGTTCTGGATATAAGAGTGTTAAAGTAGTTGATATAACAAATGCTGGTAGTTCTTATACATCTGCGACTGTTGCATTCAGTGCAGCACCTACTGGTATAACAGGTACTTTCCAAGTTCCAGAAACAGTTACTGGTGGTACTACTGGTGCAACTGCTCAGATGGTTGAGTGGGATGCACAGGAAGGTTGGATTAAATTGAAGTCACCAACCGCTACCTTTGTTATAGGTGAAACAATCATGGGATCAGATTCTGGTGCTACAATTGTGCTAGATAATAGAGATGAAATGGCAACAGCAGATCCTAAATACTCTGAGGCTGTCACTTTTGAAACAGCTGGTGATGATATATTAGACTTCACTGAAACAAACCCATTTGGATTAGCAGGTAACTTGTAATGTTAGGTGCATACACATACAATAAAATTATTAGAAAGTGCGTCATAGGATTTGGTACACTCTTCAATAATATAGAAGTTCGTAAGGAAAAGGCAGACGGTACTACTTACAGTAGAATGAAAGTACCTCTTGCTTATGGTCCTCGACAGAAATTTTTAGCAAGATTAGAACAGCAAGCAGATCTTAATCAGAAGGTTGCTATTACTGTTCCTCGTTTGTCATTTGAAATGACTGGTATCTCATATGATTCTAGTAGGAAACTTGCTCCTACAACTTTGACATTAAAGGCAAATACTAAGGATGCTGTAAAGAAACAGTTTACTCCTGTTCCATATAATATTGATTTTGAATTGAATATTATATCTAAGACTAATGATGAAGCATTAGAAATAACTGAACAGATTGTTCCAGTGTTTCAACCATCATATCAGATGACTATTAAGTTAGTTGATGACATGAATGAGTATAGAGATATTCCTATTGTATTGAATAGTATTAGTTATAGTGATGATTATGAAGGTTCTTTTGATGACAAAAAGATAACCTTAATCACTATGCAGTTCACAGTCAAGTCTTACATCTTTGGACCTGTTGGAACTCAGGGACCAATCAAGAAAGCAAAAGTCGATACTACTTTGGATGTCGATCTTACCAAGACAAGGCAGATTGCTTATCAGGTTGTACCAAAAGCAAAGACAGACAAAGATCAGGATGGTACTACAGAACTTGCAGGTGCAATTACCGCAAGAAATCTTGTTATAGAAGTTCAAGACTACAGCAACATTCCTACTCAATCCTATATTGAGATTGGTAATGAAGTGTTCTATGTCAAGAGTAAAACTTCTCCAAACAAACTAACTGTTAGGAGAGCACAGAATGGAACTACTGCTTCAGCTGCCGCAGCTGGTACAAAGGTCGATCTAATAGATGCTGCTGATGATGCACTATTAACAAGTGATGATGATTTCGGATTTGGAGAAACCATAGCGTATTATGAGTAATTGGGCAAAGAAAAAAACAGCAGAAGATAGAATCGAGAATGATACTTCTGGATTAGATGAAGCGTTTGAAACTGTAGAAGCAGTTGCAACTGAAGTTAGTACTACACCTGAAGGTGGGTGTAGTAAAAGAAAAGATCAACTTAAAAAAGTTGATGGACAAGATCAAGTACAGGATGATTATGAGTATGCACGAGGAAACCTTTACCTATTGGTGGATAAGGGACAAGAAGCTGTCAACGGTGCTCTTGATTTGGCTATGTCTTCTGATCACCCTAGAGCATATGAAGTTGCTGGACAACTCATTAAGCACGTCGGAGATGTAGCTGACAAATTAATGGCACTACAAAAAGACAAGAAAGCTGTCAAAGAAGAGAGTGCTAAGAAGGTAGTTACTAACAACTCATTGTTTGTTGGTAGTACTGCTGATCTTCAGAAAATGCTGAAAAAGGTATCTAAAGAAACAGATAAATAGTCACATGGCATACGTAAGACACGACGAAAACTGCAACCAAGTAAACCCTCAACCAGGCAGTACAACTGTCAATTGGTTCAGTGGTAATGAAGGATGGTCTACCAAAACCTTCAAGAATTGGAATGCAGATTACCAAGCTCGTAACACTGACAATACTGCAAGAACACCTGGTACATATCAGGCAAGGAATACTGACAATACTGCCAGAACTCCTGCAGCATATCAGCGTCACGACAAAGACTGTAACGCTGTATCAGCATAATGGCATCACGCATCCCTACAATGTACGGGAGGTACTATGTTCTCACCGTCGTATGGCGAGGTAGAGAATATGATATCACTGTGTTTAGAAGTAAATTACAAAAACTTCAAAGACCTCAAGCACAGAAGATAGCACAGAGTGTCTATCCTGGTAGTAGGGTTATTAAGTATCACGAATCAGATCCTACTGATGGAACTGTATTCATGACTAATGAATCTTTAGCATCAATTTCTGGTGGTGGTGGAGGTTTAGCAGCAAAGACTGGTGGTGGTTCTGCAGGTTTAGCAGCAAACACTAAGAAGTCATCTAACTGGAAAAAGAAAGGTCAATCTAAGAAACCTCTTAAACCAAATATTTCAGATGGACATTGGTCAGCTGATAGTAATAAACAAGCTTTGCCTCCTGCAGTAGGTGGTATCTTTGGAGAGGATGCACCTCCTGGAAGAGAGAAACAAGTCAAGGCTTTGAAAAAGAAAGTCGGAAAAGATAAAGCATACGCATTTGCGTGGGCGCAACACAACAAGAAAAAATAACATACGGACCTATATAATGGATAAGCGAATTGCCGAATTACAATCTGAACTACAAGTCCTCGAAGCATTCGGGGATTCTACTAGAGCTAAATTGCTTAGATCTATGCTAGAATATGAGCTCAAGAAATCGGAGGTCCAGAGCCATGACAACAGTTCCAGAAGATCGTCTTGATCCAGATTGGATCGACTATGAAGGTATCATAGGGTATGATCAAGTTGATCACCAATATACCCTGCAATTAAATAGACACCTTCATTTTTTCGACACTAAAAAAGAAGCAGAGGAGTGGCTAGCGACCCATTAGTATGGCAGATCAATCAGATTTTTACTTAGGTAATCCCAATCTTAAAAAGGTTGGTACTGAGATACAGTTTACTCAAGAACAAATTGAGGAGTATCTTAAGTGTAAGGATGATCCTATCTATTTCACTAGGAACTATATCAAGATCATATCTCTTGATGAAGGTATAGTTCCATTTGAGATGTGGGATTTTCAGGAAGAACTGATTGAGAAATTCCATAAGCATAGATTCAATATAGCAAAGTTACCTCGACAGACTGGTAAGTCCACTACGTGTGTGTCTTACCTTTTGCATTATGCTTTGTTTAATGATAATGTTAATATTGGTATTCTTGCAAACAAGTTATCCACTGCTAGGGACTTGCTTGGAAGATTACAATTAGCATATGAGCAATTACCTTTGTGGCTACAACAGGGTATTGTTGTGTACAACAAAGGTAGCAT